AAAGCTGCTCAAGCAACAGCGGCAACTTCAACTGCTGGCTCTGCTGGAAAATCTGTTGGAAAACAAGCCGCGCAAGTTGGAACAGCGGGAGCCGCAGCGGGAGTAGTGGCGGCAGCTTCTGATGGTAGTCTCGTAGGTACTCTCATTAATACTCTTGATGAGTTTGAATTAGAAATAGATAGCGCTTTGGCTAACATATTTAAGGGGCCAAATTTGTTTATTGGTCCAAACAAATTTATTAGCAATGATTTTATTAATGCCAAATCTGTAAAAATAAAAGATTTAGCAAAAGGAGGAGGGGGGTCTGGCTCTCCTGTTGGCGGAGGTTCTGGTTTTAGAAAAGTTAAAATGGGGCCAGATGGTGTTGTTAGTGAAGCAACAAGTTCTGTAGATGATGTAGCAAGATCAGTAAAAAGTCCTTTAGCAACAATTAAAGAAAGAGATAGGATACTCAAACCATCTTTGGGGCAAAGAAAATTACCTATTATTGATGGGCACACGCCGAGAGCTCCTTTGCCGATCAATAAAGATTTGTTGGCTAGGTTAGATGTTAGAAAAGCTCAAAAAGCAGCAGCAGCATCTGCTGTTGCAGACCCAATTACTCCTGCTGTAAAATCTATATCTAAAAAAATAATGGATGGTGGAAGCAAAATTGGGTCTTCGTTGCTTAAAGTTTCTAAATCTGTTTCTCAAGCCGCTTTTGAAATAAGTAAAACTGCTTTGTCTAATTTGTCTTCTGGCGCTGGAAAAATTGGTAAAGGTGCAGCAAGAACTATTATTGATAATCAAAAATTGATTAAACCAGCAAATGTTTATAAAGGTTTTGACATGATTAGCCAGGCTAGATCAAAAGCTTCATCTGGGATTTTGGGATCTGTAAGCCCTAGCCTTATGAAGGCGTTGACTGGTTCAATTTCAGAGATGGGGCGTGTTTCTGCTCAAACAGCCAAGATTATGAGTGGGCAATTACTTTTGTCAATTAAAGAAATAAATTCTTCTATGCAAAGTAGCAAAATAATTAAATTGTGGACAACTATGTTGTTTGCTGGGACAAACAAAATTATTCCATCTTTAAGGGCTGCTACTTCGGCTATTTTCAAAATGGACTTGTCGCAAAGAAAAGCTGCAGTTAGTGCTGCTTTATTACATAAAGCAAATACTAAAGGTTCAGCGTTGTCTTTTGGTTCAAAAATGCTTACGGGGTTGAATGCGTTTACTGGTGCTAGCGGTTTGGCTATAGGGGCAATAGGTGGAATTAGAAAAGCAGTAGTTGGCCTTGTTGTTACTTTCTTAAAATTTAATGCGCTAGCCATGCTTGTTGCTCCAATTGTTTTGTTAATAGTTGGAATGTTCTCGTCTATAAAATCTTCAGGAGCTAAAACAGCTGTTGCTATGGATAAGATTAAACAAGCTTTTGCGTTAGTAAAAGAAGCAATTATCACTCTGGCTAATCCGATTATGGATATGGTTCAAGCTTTTGGAGGCTTTACTCGTTTAGGATTGCAAGAACAAGGTCAAAAAACTTCTGGTGCTTTGACTACTTTAGCTGAAATGATTAGAAGGGTTGCATCAGCATTTAATTCTTTTGCAAAAAGTTCTGGTGTCCAATATGTTGCTAAAGTTATGGTTCCTGTGCTAACAAGAATTATAAATAGGTTTATCTTGCTTGGTCGCGCAATTGGTGATGCTTTTAGAGGCAATGGTGTGTCTGCCATGAAGAACATGAAAGCTTTAATGCTTAGCATAGTGTATGAAGCTTTTGCTGTTGTTAAAAAATTAATGTCATTTATAGCAAATTTGTTAATTTCAAATTCTAAAATGGTCGGGGATTTTATTGCAACTGTTGTTGATAATTCAATAAAAATGTTTATAGCAATAGCCGCAAAGTTGCGAGAACTAGCTTTGTTTGTTGGCAGTGTTCTTGTAGGCATGGGTGTTGCTGCTGGCGTGGTTTTTGCTCCTGCTGGCGTTGCCTTAGCAACTATGGGATCCTCTTTGCTAGCTTTTGGTGCAGGAACTTTTGTTGCGGAAAAAGCGTTTGATAGATTTGGTAAATCTATTAAGACTGGTGTTGCAAATGTTTCAGGAAAAATAGTAAAAGGTATTGGGGGAGCTTTTGGGGCAGCTGCTATTTTGTCTCAAAAGGCTCAAGATAAATTAAATAAGAGTTATGAAAAAATAACTGGTAAAGGAATTAACCTTCCAATAGCAAGACTTTTTGCTGACCCAAATCAAGTTGCTAAAGAGATTAAAGATTCTGTTGTTAAAGCTGCGCCTGATGCGCAAGCTGGTGGTGAGGGTATTGGTTCTGCGATTGCAAAAGGTATTAAAAATAAATTGTTAGAAATGAAGACAAATTGGACAGAAAAATTCTTTGGTAATCTTGATCAAGAATTTGATAAAATATCTGGGAAAATAAAGAAGCAGCTTGACAAGCAAAAAGAAAATGCGCTTGATGGGTATGATGACATGATTTCCGGCATAGAAGCTCTTGCAGAAGCCGAAGAGAAATTAACAAAGAAAATAGATTATGAAGAAAAACGTCGCGAAATGATTCGTGACCGAAGTGTTGATGCTGAAAATTATATTCGTGAACGAAAACTTGCCATATACGAAGGTCGTTATGAAGATGCGAGAAGGATGGATGGCGAAGAAAGAAAAGCTAAATTATCAGCAGCTAAGGAATTAAAAGACCTTGATCAAAGTTTTAATAGAGATTTGCAAGCTGAGCAAAGGGAAATTGCAAAAAATATTATTGAGAATGAAAAGAAAATTGTAGAAGAAAAATTTGATTTGTTAATGGAAAATTTTGATGACCAAGTAGATATTCTTAAAAAAACAGGGTTTGCTACACAGGAAGAGTTTAAGAAGGCTTTAAATTCTATAGGTGATTTGGGGTTGGATTTTCACAATAATATGACCAAGACTTTCTCTGATTCAATGAAATCATTGCCAACGGCAATATCTTCTATGAGAGATGGCGCTATTCCTATGTTTGATACTGAGATGTCAACATTAGTTGATATAGCAGCCAAAAAATTTGGTGCAAGTGCAAATGTTAAAGACCCTTCGTCTATTCTCGGAGCGGCATATTTTATGGCAAACGGAATGTCGGATGCTTTTAAAACAGCATTTGATTCTAGTCTAATCACTCAATACATGCAGCCTACGATGACTGCTTTAACGGATTTGGCTAAAAAAACTTTAAGCGATACTGACCCTGAAGGTTTTGTTTCTTTGTGGAAAAAAGCAGGAAAACTTGCTGCTTTAGAAATGATTAATGAATTAAAACGATCAATTGCTGCACTTAAAGGTGAAATTTTTGATGAGTTTGCTAAAATATTTGAAGATTTATTTAAAGAACTAGAAAGTCTTTCTATTATTGAAGCAACTTTAAGAGTTAAGCGCGAAAGAGAAACTGGCGGTGGCGGCGATGGAGAAAAAACTCCAGGAGCTTCATCTCCAAAACTAGACGAGAAGTCAATACGCCCTAGGGTTCCCGAAGGTTTTACCACTGCCGATACATATCTTGCAAAACTTGGGTTAAATAATATGCCTATTAATTTTGAAATTCCTGACGTGAAACCAATGAATGTTGTTTTGGAGTTGATAAAAGATATTTGGAACGGAATGAGTAATGTAGGAAAAGCGATAACTGGCTTTATTGGCGCTATTGGTGGAGTATTATTAGCTGTTGGAATATTTAAACAATTGTTGATAATCGTAGAAGCGGTAAAATTTGCTTTCTTTGCTATACAATATTACCTTTACGCCGCATTTGGTGCTGCAGCAGGTACTATTGCGGCAGTAGTGCTTGCTATCGGAGCGGTTATTGGGGCTTTAGTTTGGGCATATTTTAGGTTTGAAAAATTTAGAGATTTAGTGAATGCAAGTGCGTCTGTAATATGGGATTCAATTGTTTATGTGTGGGATGCTGCTTGGGCTGCTGTTTCCGGGTTTGTTTCAGGCACCTTAGATTACCTGAAGAATCTTTGGAGTTCAATTAAGGGATTTGCAAGTGAAGCTTGGAATTCAATTAAGGGAATTACTATGGATACTATTGGCAAAATTATTTCTTTCTTTGTTGACGGGTTTAATGCTCTTAAAGACAATATTGCTGGTTTTGCTGAAAGTTTTTCCGATTTTACAAAGAAAGTAGTTGGTGCTGTTGTAGATGCTGTAAAAACAATTGCTGCTCCGATAATGGAATTTTTAAATAAAATTGTAACTGGGATTGGAATTGTTATTGGGGTTGTTATTGGCGCAATTGTCGGCTTTGTTGGCGGTCTTATTGTTATAATTGTAAACATTTTTGATAAAATAAAAGGTCCACTATTTAGTATTACTGGTTTTATTATTGATGTTTTTGCAAAACTATTTGACATACTAGGTCCTATAATGGAATTTGGTATTAAGATTATTGCTGCAATTTTAGCCAGTCCGTTTAAGATTTTAAACAAAATAATTGATATTGCTGTTGGGGCGATCAAAATATCACTCGGGATTGTTGTTGGGGCTTTTGGAATTGTAGCTAGTGCAGTTGGGTCATTTATTGGAGCCATAGTGACTGTGTTTACAGCAATAACTACAAACCCAGTTTTTGTGTGGATTCGTGATTTCTTATTTAGAGTTTTGATGTTAGGAATATTTTTAGTAGCAATTTCATTGCAAAATACGTTTAAATTATTAGTTTCTTTGTTTACTGGAATAATAAAAGTTATGAAGCCAGTAGGTGAATTTATAGTGGGTGTTTTGGTTGGCGCTTTTGAGGTTTTGAAAACTGTAATTTCAAAAATTGGCGATGGAGTATCTTATGCGTTTAATTTTATTTTTGATATAGTTAAAAATGTATTTGACAAAATCTATTCAATTGTAAGCAATTTTGTTAGTTGGTGGAATGATAATGTTGGGTCTTTGTGGTTATTGCTTATAACTCCTTTTGTTGTTCTTTATGAATCTTTAAAGAGATTATTTTCTTTTATTGGTGACAATTTAGGGCCTGTTCTTTCTGCAGTATGGGATGGTTTTAAAACAGCTTTGTCTTTTGTTTTTGATTTGGTTAAAGGATTTGCCGAATATATTGCTGGTGGGTTTGTCGGTATTTGGAATGCTTTAAAGACGATCCTTTCAGTAGTCTGGGATGGTCTAAAAATTGGTCTATCTTTTGTTTTTGATTTAATTACTAAACTTGCTGGGTATATTGCTACTGGGTTTATTAGTATCTGGAATTCACTGAAGACAGTCCTTTCTGCGGTTTGGGATGGTTTTAAAATAGCTTTGTCTTTTGTTTGGACTTTAATTAAGGGGCTTGCTGGATATATTGCTGGTGGGTTTATTGGTATTTGGAATGTATTGAAGATAGTTCTTTCCGCAGTGTGGGATGGTCTAAAAATTGGTCTATCTTTTGTTTTTGAACTTTTGAAAAAAGTTGGGTCTTTTGTTGCTGATGTGTTTATGAAAATTTGGGAAAATATTGGGCCAATTATTTCTTCAGTTTTTGATGGCCTAAAGTCTGCTCTATCTTTTGTTTTTGAATTGATTGTAGGCTTAGCTGATTACATTGCTACTGGGTTTGTTGAAATTTGGAATATATTAAAAGAAACTATTAAGACTGTCTTTGATGTAATTATGTGGGGCTGGTCTATTGTTGGCCCTATTCTTGGTAAAATGTGGACTGTTGTTAAGGAATCTATAGTATTTTATTTTGAATTACTAAAGGCTGTTATTGGAAAAGTTTGGGATGCTATTAAGATTGGTTGGTCTTTTGTTGGTCCTATTCTTGATAAGCTTTGGACTGTTATTAAAGATGGGGCAGTGTTTTATTTTGAAGCGCTAAAAAACATTATTGGAAAAGTTTGGGATGCTATTACGCTTGGCTGGTCTTTTGTTGGCCCTATTCTTGATAAGCTTTGGACTGCTGTTAAAGACGGAGCGGTGTTCTATTTTGATCTGCTAGTAGCTGTTATTGGGAAAGTTTGGGATGCTGTCCAATTTATTTGGGAAAAAATTCAACCTGTTTTGCAAATTTTTGGCGATTTTATTAAATCAACTATTGGTAAAGCTTTGGATGGGGTTATTGCTGGCTGGGGAATGCTTAAAGACGCATTTTCTACAGTTTATGATTTTGTTGTTCCGAAAGTTAGAGGCCTAGGTGAGATAATCAAAGATGTATTTGGTGGGGCTATAGATTTTGTTAAAACAGCTTTTGGCAAAATTCCTGAAGCTTTCAAAGGGTCATTGAATTTTGTAATAAGGGCAATAAACAAAGTAACAGGTTTTAAATTTACAATGCCTGATTGGATAAAGTATCTCGGCATGGGTTCTATAGCTGGGAAAACTTACAGTTTTAGAGATGTAATTCCAGCTATAGATGAATTATATAGCGGAGGCATGGTTAAGGGCTATATGGGTGGAGGCATGGTCAAGGGCTATATGAGCGGAGGAGAAATGTCAGGTTATGCCGCAGGCGGGTTTACTAAAGGCCCGCCTCAACAAGGTATACCTGCAATACTCCATGGTGGGGAATATGTAATTAATCATAAAGCAGTTCAAAGAATTGGTACAGATACTTTGCAACAAATAAATTCAATGAAACTTTCTAAGCCTAATTTTCCTAAGATGCCATCTGTTCCTTCTGTGAATATGCCCAATATGAAAATTATGAACAACACATACTCGCAACAGCCAGCACAATCTAGCTCTACAGAAAACATCAATATATTTGTTGACAATTTTATTGGTGAGGCTGATTGGTTTAATTCAATGATGAGTGAATATAATGTTAAAATTCTGCCGAGAAAACAAAAAGCAGCAGGTCTTGAAAAAAGGGTTATATCAACTTATAATGGTTTAAATAGGGGCAATTAATGTCTATTGTAAACTTAATCACAATCAATGGAGAACCGGTAACAGAGCATAATCGTGCTTTTTCTTCATCAGAAATAATGACTGTTAATGATATTGATTTGGCAAGTGGATTAAGAAGAAGGTTTTACAAAGATAATAAAAAACAATTTCAATTTAATTGGAAATATTTACCGAATAAACAATCTAAAACAATTGATAATCGTAAATCTCAAGAATATTTATTTAATATTAGCAACATTCGCGGAACAGTTACGATGTTGATACAAACCTTACCAAACGGGTCTTATGATCAATTTACATGCTATGTTGACTCGTATTCTGAAACTTTAATTAGAAGAGATTTTTCATCTCAATGTTCTTATTATGATGTCTCCTTAACCCTGGTGGAGGCTTAATATGCCATTTAGTTATTTTGGCATAACTGAACCGCTTAATAGTGGTTACGACTTTTATACAGCAGATCTTGCAATAAATGTAGAAGCGTCTTTGTCTGCCAGTTTAAATGTTGCATCTGTTCCTTTCACTAAGATTTCCTTTGCTTCTGTAAGTATTTCTAATATTCTTTCTACAAGCCTAAATGCTGTCTTTGAAAGACAAGACGGTTCTGTGGTGATGTCTGCTTCGGCAACAGTGAATGTTAGTATGTACAAGCAAGCCTACGCTTCTTCAATTGTTTCGGCAAGTGCAAACATTAATTCTTCAGCAATAAAGATTTCTTTTGCTCAAGCAAGCCTGTCATCTTCTTTGAATTTGGCTATACCAATGCTTGGAATAAGGTTGTCTTCTTCGGCTATGTCTGCTTCGGCAACAGTTCTTGTAGATACTGTAAAAATTGCATTTGCATCGGCATCTATATCAAATATTTTAGATGTCAATCTTGTTGCTGTTTTTGAAAGACAAGATGGATCTGTTGCAATATCTGCAACAACAAATGTTGTGTGCGGTATTACAAAGATAGCATACGCTTCACCTGATGTTTCATTAAGCGCTATGGGGGCAGCTCTGACTGTTGACGCTGAAAAGATTGCAATATCTGGGTCTTCTATTGGTAGTTCATTAAATGTTAATAATGTTTCAATTCTTAAAACTTCTAAGGCTAGTTCTGCAATTAATGTGTCAGCAAATTTGAATTCAAGTATAGTCAGAATAGCTAAAATTTCTGCGGCTCTTTCGGCCAATGTTAACTTGTCTATTCTCGGCAAAATTGTTCTTTTAACTATTCGCATTAATATGTTAAATAATCTTAACCTTATACCAAGAATAGTAAGGTATGAGCCTCAATCTGGGGGAGTAGAGTCTCTTGATACTCAAGAGATAAGAACTTTGTTGTCTATAGACAATCGTGTAATAACTGGTCATAACCGGCAATTCCAGTCCTCACTTGAGCCTGTTTTTATTGAAAATAAAAATGTTAACAATATTAGGTCAAGATATTACAAATCCACAACAAGAGCAAGTAGGAGAACCTTTGTTTTGTCATGGTCTTTTTTGCCAAACAGTAAAGAAAAAACCGTTGATGACCGATGGGCTCGGGATTATATATCGTCAGTAGCTAACGACCCAGATTACCATGTTTTAAAAATTACAAATATGGATTCTTCAGGGCTTACTCCGGCTTCAGAAACAAGTTATAATGTATTAGTAACGGATTACAGCGAAACTTTAATTAGAAGAGATATTGCTGATAATTCTTATTATTGGGATTGCTCAATAACTCTAGGAGAAATTTAATGCTAACTCATGGATTGTATGGTAAACCAATTTCTAATACTTTTATAGAAAAAACTTCGGCTATTTCTCAAAAAATTAAACCATTAGTTATTGCTCATTGGTTGGATAGTAGGCATATTGATAAGGTTGATGCAAACACAGAAATAGCTTCAAGTAATGCTACTTTTCAAATACCATCTTCTAACGACATCGTTAATGAGTCTTATCAGATGCTTTCTGAAAACAGATCTCTTTCTGATAATGAAATAACTTTTAATAAAGCAAAAAGGGCTAATTTTTATTTTACCCCAAATGAATCAATTAATGGAATAGAGAGGGAATCTTTCCCTTGGGCTGTTGCTGGCGCAAAAGATGTCTACGGGAATATCATTACGGCTAATGGGAATTGGCATTGTATGCCAACATCTAGTACTTCAAAAAATAATTCTTTTGATTTAGATGATAATTTTGAATTCGGGTTTTGGTCATCTACGAAAAGTACTTCTAATCTTCATGCAACAAAGCTTGGTTACGAGTTTGCTACCCCAGTAGTTTTGACTTATTTATTTACGGCAAGACCGATAAATGTTATTAAGATTATAACTTCAGAACATTACGGTCAAATAAAATCATATAATGTAAAAGCTTATGTAAATACTTCAACTTTGGTTTTTGATCAAGATGGGGAGATACCAGAAGATAATTATTATTTAACTCATTATCTTGAGGGGATATCTAATACATCTATTAATAAGATATTAGTAACAATATATACAACCAAAAATAAATTAGATAATGCTCGGGTTCAAGAAGTATGCCCTATTTACGAAAAAGATATGACCGATTATGTAATTGATGTTAATGTCTCTAAAGTCAGAGATGTTCATGAAACAAGTCTTCCTATTGCTGGTGGAGGTTCTTCTACTGCATCTATCAATTTCAACAACAGTAATAAAGATTTTAATATATTTAGTTCCGGGTCCCAGTTTGGAAAATATATGAAGAAAGATTTAAGATTCTATGTATATGGCGGTTGGCAGATTGAAAAAACTGATGAATATGTTATATCAACTTTTTTAACAAATTCTATAAATGCTAATTCAAATACAATTCCGGCAGGCACAACATACGGTTTTCCAGACGGAGGCGGTAATAATAATTTTATACTAATAATTAACAAAGATACAGTTAATCGTGAATATGTTTTGTGTTCAAAAAGCACACCTTTTGTTTTTAATGTTATTCAAAGAGGCTATGGGGGCTCGGTAGCCAGATCTCATAGCGCAAATTCTACTGTACATTTTGATACTTTTGAGTATGTTCCTTACGGAGTATTTTACGTTGATGAGTGGCAAGCTTCTTCTTCTTCAATGACAGTAAGCGCTTCTTTGACTAATTGGAGTAAATTTTTGAATGAAAAAACTTTTAATAAAGGATTTTTCTTACAAGATACAACTGTAGCTTTTGCGTCTAAAAATATTTTGATGAATGTTAATTTTCCTGAATCTGATGTTTCTTATTTATCAAAACCATCTGAATCTTATACAAAAAATAATGCAATATTGCATTATGGATTTAATGAAAATATTGTTGACAGGGACAATGCGACTAGGACTATATCAAATTCTTTAAGGGCTAGATTTGTTGAAGTTACATCTAACGATTTAGTTGGGTTAAAAGATATATTGCTTGATGCTAACGATAAAGATTTAAGCATTATGGAGAAAGCTTTAGATATAAAATCTTATTTTACTCCTTCATTAACAACGACCTCTAACCAAATATCCACTCAAGATCAAGCCTACCCCGTTGCGTTGAATTTTACTACTGGAACTTTTACAAAAACTGCCGGTGGTTCTGTGTCCGAATCATATAACGGCGTTTTTGATGGGTTTTATGTTCCAGACACTTCGGGCAATCAAAGCATAATGATTTTGATAAATAGAGGAGGTGTTCGTGTTTATTTGGATAAAATTTTAATTATAAATGATTGGTATTCTATTGAATCTGGCTCCAATTCATTAGTCACCGTGGAGTCAGATAATTACAACCTGACGGCTGGAAAATCTTATGAATTAAGAATAGAGTTTTTTACTGGTACGCTTCAAACTGGAACTCCTTTTCAAATTAAATTAAAAAGAAATGATAATGGCGGAATTGATTGGGTGTATTCTGATCAAACATACACAATGTCTGCCTTAGACCGAATAGGCTCTAGGTCAAATCAATCATATTTGTCTTTTAATAGTTCAACGGGCAGGTGGTCTGTTGTCCCTAGCCAAAATCAAATAGAAAGATCGGCTAGAAGGAATAATGCTTTATATATTGGCACTCCAGTTTTGTCTCAACCTGGCGGTGTTGTTTCTGATGTTGATAACAAAAGTTTACTTCTTTCGTCAAATTCATATTTAAGAGTTCCTTATGATATATCATATGACATTTTTAATAGTAATTCTCACACATATACTGGTGATTTTACAATTTCTACATTTATAAAATTTAATCAGGGTTCTTTTTCAAATACTGGTGAATTTATCAGTAATTGGAGTAATGCGTCATCAAATTCTGGTTTTGAATTATTTTATAATTCTTCAATGCATGGTTTAAAAATGATAACAAGTTCAGGTGTTCAGACAATTTCATCTAATACTGCGTTGTCAAATTCTGCTTTTACATTAATGTCATTTACGCTTGATGGTACTTCTTTAAAATATTACATAAATGGTTCTTTATCCAATAGTATTACTATATCAGGTACTCCAGTTTCGTATTCTAATAAAGACCTTTGCATTGGTGGGCGTGGTGCTAAGTATGAATCTTCCAATGAAGTTGCACCTAGCGCAATTAGGGAATTTACAATTGATGAGTTTGCTATATTTAATAAAGCTTTAAATGCAGAACAAAATTTAAATAATTATATAGAAACACAAATGCAACCAACAGATGTTTTTCCTTTTATATATGGAAATGACACCACTGCGCAAAGTATAATCAATGATATAAGTTTAGCTGATCTTGGTCGCTTATATATAGATGAAAATCAAAAAGCAAAATATGAACATTTTAATAGATTTTTTGAACCTACTATAGATCAACATGCAAATGTGCAACAAATATTTTCTGATACAACAAATATTATAGATGCTAGTTATAATGTTCAATTACAAACAAATAAAGTTGTTGTAAAAATTGCAGGAGTGACAAATAATTTAATTGCTAGGCAATCTTTGTGGAGAGCTGAAGACCCAACATCTCTCGGTGTCGTTGAATTAACATCAAACATTACGAGTACGTCTAATTCTATTCCGGTAAGTACGACTGATGATCCAACTTTTCCAAAATCAGGATATCTTAAAATTAATAACGAAATTGTAAAATATAGTAATACAACTAGTAATTCTTTTTTGACTGTGGAAAGAGCTCAATTTGACACAACAGCAGCATCTCATTCTGACGGAGCCCTTGTTAGAGAGGTTCGTAGTTTTGATATTAAGTTTGATAAGACACCAGCTTTTAGAGTTCAAAATCCATTGATAACAAATCTTAATGAGCCAGAGCCTGCTTTAATTGAAATGATTAAATATGAATCTAATCATTATGGTGCTAAATTGATTATTGCTGCTTCAAACGCAACAACTTCTGGTTCACTTATTTATGTTGAGGGAGAAAACCCTGCGGATAATACAAAAGCTTTTGCGTCAATAGCCGGAATACCAGTTGTTGTAACTGAAGCTAAAGGTGAAGTTTTAGAAAAAGTTGCAAAACTTAATGATAATATTAGAAAATATGGTCTTAAAGAATTAATTATTGAAAACGAATTTATTACTAATTTAGAAAAAGCACAAAGAATAGCTAATTTTATTATTAATAAAATGAGTGATCCTGTACCTATTATAACTTTAAATATATTGCCAAACCCTAGAATACAATTAGGCGATAGAATAAAGATATCTTCAATGGATTCTTTTGATATAATTAATGGAGAGTATTGGGTTATCAGTACCGAGTGTGGGTTCTCCGACAGCCCATCGCAAAGCATTACTGTCAGGAAGGTGGTGTAGTGAGCAGGCTAAGATCTGGTTCCAGTGGGATTTCTGAAAGCAGCGTTGTTTTTTATAATGGCGGACACTCCCATGATGGAATATCAGCTGCGCTTATAGACACTGATGAATATTCAATTTATGATTGGACAGTTGGTTACGTTGGGTCTGGCTCAAGACTGTCTCGGCAAGTTTCAAATTTTAATTCTTTAAAAAATGTAATTTCAGACATTGTAACAGATACTGTTTTAGGCCCTTCGGGGATTAGGTTAGCTCCAAATACCTTGCATGCTATTAGTATTGTTTCTAACACTATTACTGCTGATCAGATTGCCGCTAATACAATTACAGCCAATGAATTGAACGCCAATATTGTTTTAATAAATCAAGTAATTAAAAGCAATAATTATGTGTCTGGAACCTCTGGTTGGGCTATTCACGGGAATGGGGCTGCCGAATTTGCTAACACATCAATTCGTGGTGCGCTGGTTGCAAACTCTGTTAGCACACCGGGAATTGATATTTTATCTAATGGTGCAATTGTAAGCACAAACTTTAATGTAACTCCTGCAGGAAATATAACAGCAACTAATGCGACATTAAGTGGCACAATAGAAGCATCAGAAATTTATATTAATTCCTTAAATTACTGGAATTCAAACGGTCAATTTAATGTTGGCACAGCAAACAATTATTTGTCTTATGATGGCACAGATTTGGAATTAAGTGGTGCTGTTAATGCTACATCTGGAAGCATTGGTGATTGGTCTATTTCAGGTGGAGATATATCTGCTGGAGATACTACATTGCGATCAGATGGGACAGCTGA